CGCCGACGACGACTATAAGCACATGGCAGAGAAGGGCTGGTTGGAAGAGTTGCAGAAGGATCCGCAGCTCGGTGGCGAAAAGACACGCGAGACGATGGTCAACGTCATGCGCGCCCACGACAAGCTGTCGCCTGAGATCCAGAAGATCATCAAGGACGAGGGCGTGCTGTACAACCCGATTGTCGTCCGCGTCCTGCACGACATCGGCAGCCGCTACTTCAAAGAAGACTCTTTTGTGCGTCCAGGCACGTCGCCTGACGCGGATAAGAAACTGAGCCCCGTGGACCGCCTCGCGCGCATCTACGATACTCAAGCCAACAAGAAATAAGGAACCTATATGGCTACCCTTGGCGCCACATATCTGAACCTGATGGATCTCGTTCAGCGTGAGAAACCCGATCACACCATCGCTACAGTGTGCGAGATTCTGGATCAGCAGAACCCTGCTCTCCAGGACATCCGCTGGGCAACCTGCAACGATGGCACACAGAACATCACCCACTTCCGCACCAAGCTGCCCACGGCCTCGCTGCTGTCGGCTGGCGGCGGCGTCCCGGTGGACAAGTCGAACGTCTCGCAGATCACCGACGCTACTTCGCGTATCGGTGTGGCTTCGGAAGTCGATAAGCGCATCCTGGAACTGAACGGCAACTCGGCCGCGCAGCGTGCTCTGGAAGCCCGCTCGATGCTGGAAGCCCTGAACCAGACCGCCATGAACCTCTGGTTCTACGGCAACGCTACCACCGGCATTCCGACCACCCCGAACGTCCTGTCGTTCGACGGTCTGTCGAAGCGCTACGGCCTGCTGTCGGGTGGTAACGCCGAGCAGATCATCGACGCTGGCGGAACCGGCACGGACAACACCAGCATCTGGTTCGTCGTGAACGGCGAGAAGACCGTCAGCGGTCTGATCCCGCTCGGCGCCACGGCCGGTGTGAAGCATACCGCCGTGAACGGCGGCGTGCCTGTCAGCAAGACCGAGTCGAACGGCAATATCCGTGAGGTCTACCAGGACATCTGGGAATGGCACATGGGCATGAAGGTCGAGGACTGGCGCGGCGCTGTCCGTATCGCCAACATCGACGTGTCGAACCTGGTTGGCGAAAGCTCGGCTGCCGACCTGATCAAGCTGATGATCAAGGCCCAGCACCGCCTTGAGCCCGTCGAGGGCCTTGGCACCCCGGTGATCTACGTGTCGCGTACTGTGGCTCAGCAGCTTGACATCCAGGCGCTGAACAAGCAGACCGGCAACATCACCTCCGAGACTGTCGATGGCAAGCGGAAGACCATGTTCCGCGGCTATCAGATCCGTACCATCCACCAGCTTCTGGACACAGAAGCTCGCGTTGTCTAAAGGATACTAACATGAGCGGCTTCTTCACCGACACAACCAATCTGATCTTCTCTAGCGATCAGGCCATCACCGGCTCGGCCGACTCCACCAACGTGATCGACTGCCAGTCCGCGCCTACCCTGCGCGATCTCGGCATTCGCCCGATGGCTGTGGAGTTCGTTATCACCGAGTCGTTCAACACGCTGACGAGTCTGGACTTCTTCGTCCGCTCGGATAGCACGACCAACCTGGATACCAGCGAAACCACGCACGTTAGCTTCAACGTCGTGCTGGCCAGCCTGACTGCCGGTGCCCGCTTCGTGCGGCAGCTCCCGACCGGTCAGACTTACGAGCGGTATCTCGGCATCGAGTACGTCGTGAACGGCACCGTCCCCACCACCGGCAAGATCACCGCCGTGCTGGTCCCGCATGGCGCTCCGTCCACTCAGTACTTCAACGACGGTATCAGCATCGCCTAATTAGTAGTGGCGAGACACCCGTAGGGCTTGCCTTACGGGTGTTATTCTGTACACTCACAATCACCAAGGAATCTTTATGGAATGCACTCTCGCTAACGCTATCACGACAGTCACGAACGGCCCAACAGCCGGCCTTCAGCTTTTCGGCGCTACCGACCCTATAGTTGTGGAAGTGTACGGCATCGGCGTCGGCACCAGCGGATCTATCTCCATCACGCTCCAGATCCAGGAGTCGGCCGATGCGTCGTCGTGGACAACGGTCGGCACTGTCTCGTTAAGCGGCACGTTCACCAGCAAGCCGTTTGACGTGCAGCAGGTGATCCGCAAGGCTTATGTGCGGGCCAACGTCAGCGCTATCAGCGGAACCGGAGCGGCCGTCACCGCCCACATGCGCTTCTGCTAAACCATGAACCAGACCGAGATTTGCAATCTCGCGTTGCAGCGTGTAGGCATCTTGCAGCCTATTGCTAGCATCAATGAGGCTAGCAACCAAGCTCGGGCATGCAAAGCGGCTTACACGCCAAGTCTCCAGTTAATGCTGCGTGAGCGGAATTGGCCGTTCGCGCAGCGCACGGTAAGCCTAGCTCTGGTAGGCGAGAACCTGCACCCTGAATGGTTTTACACGTACCGGTATCCGTCGAACTACGTTGTCATCCAGAAGGTGCTGCCCGCGTCTGACGACAGCGGGGACACAGTCAACATCCTGACGGCAGATAGGCCAGCGCTGCCCGATACGTACCCGTACATGATCGGCAGCGACTCGTCAGGCCGCTTGATTCACACCGACATCGAAGATGCTATCGTTGTCGGCGCGTATCTGAACACAGACACGGCGCAGTTCGACCCGATGTTCGCCAATGCTCTGGCCTGGCGCATTGCTCATGAAGTCAGCCTACCGCTGGCCAAGAGCCGCGATATCCGCAACGACTGCCTCGTCCAGTACATGAGCGCTGTAAGCGAGGCGTTCGCTACCAGCCTTAACGAGCCCGAGCCGCGAGACAGAGCCGACGCAACCAGCATCACGGCGAGAGAATGAAAGACGTACAATACGCCTTTTCCGCTGGCGAGGTGGCTCCGGCGCTCTATGGGCGGCCGGACGTTGAGCGTTGGCGCTCGGCGCTCAAGACTTGTCTTAACTGGGTCGTGCAGCCAGAAGGTGGCGTTGTGGTGCGGCAGGGTGTAAAGCTTTGCGCTAACATCGACAGCGGCGGCGATACTACGTATTTGATCCCGTTCGAGTACGGCCCGTCTGATAGCTACGTCCTCGCCATCACGGGCACGACGATGCGCGTTATCAGGAATGGCGTTCTCGTGGAAGCCGAGCTGGGCGGGGTATTTGAGCTTACAATTACATTCAATCCCGCGACGGCCAGGTACGTGCAGTCGGGGGACGTGCTCTTCATTGCGGACGGCACGAACGCCCCGAAGAAGATCACACGCGGCGACTCCGGCGCCAGCCGCGACGACGACTGGACGATTGCCGATCTACCCCTGACTCCGGGCATTGCGTTCTACACTGCCGGATCGCTTACAGGTACGGCCGGCACAGACCAGGTTCGTTACCGCGTGACAGGCGTAGATCGCAACGGTGTCGAGACGAGCGCTCTTCGCGGGCCTGCGTACACAAGCCCGATAACTGCAACCGGTGTCCCGTGGGTCGTGACGCAGGCGAGCCACGGGCTTATTTCAAACGACGAGATTGAGATTACGGCCGACGTTACGGACGGGACAGGTGCGGTTCGCTATCGCAAGAACGACGTTATCCGCGTCCTGCGGATCGACGCTAACTCGTTCTCGATCCCTGGCAACCCGGCCGCTGGGTCATCCAAGAATCTGTCGTGGCGGGCGACTTCGATAACATCTGCGTCGTACAAGACACCGACCACCACAGACCCCGTTACCGTGTCGTGGACCCCAGGCACAGGCACATCAACGGTTGAGTTCTATAACGTGTTCCGCCTGTTTGGCCGTAACTACGGATATATTGGCAGCACGGCGGCTACGACGTTCGTGGATAACGGGATTATCCCCGACACCAAAGACACCGCAGCACTTGGCATTAGCCCTATTGAAATCGGGAATCCGGCTGCTATCGGTATTTTCCAGCAGCGCCTCATGCTCGGCGGTTTCTCTGATAACGTGGAGCGCATCGTCGCTAGCCATATCGGGAACTACTCGACATTCGATGCCGGTGCCGAGGATTCAAGCGGGCTGGACTTCGACCTTGGTGGTAAGACTGTATCTAGCGTCCAGCACCTGTTGGAGATAGCAGGACGGTCAGTTGTACTGACGAATACGACGGAGTGGGTGCTGAAGGGCGGCACTGGCGGCGGACTGACTCCGACTGCGATCAACGCTCGCGTCGATTCGTATCATGGGTGCGGTAGCGTAATCCCGGTTGTGGTAGGCACGTCGCTGCTGTTTGTCCAGAAGGGTGATCGCATCTTGCGCGATGCTACCTACGACTTCGGTCAGGAGGCCCTGGTCAGTAAGGATCTGAGTCTTTGGAGCAAGCATCTGTTCGTTGATGGACTGAAGCGGGTGGCCTACCAGCGCAGCCAGAATATCATCTGGGTACTGACAAAGACCGGTACTCTTCTCGGGCTGACGTACATTCCCGAGCAGGAAGTTTGGGGTTGGCACCGGCATTCGTTTGCCAGCCGGACTATTGAGGACATCTGCTGTGTAAGCGAGGACGGGCAGGATCGCCTGTATGTGGCCACGCGGATCGACCCGCCCTACACCACGGCCCCGACCCCGCCTATCATCGACG